CCGGCACTGGGGAGTGCCCCCAGTGCGCAGTCGTCAAGATCCTGGTCCGTGAACGCTACACCAATGGGCTTGGTGAAGGACATGGTGGATCACCCCCAGAGACGGACAGCCATCTGCGGCCGGATCACGCTGTAGCCGTACAGCACATCAATACGACACGGCATGCGGTCGTTGTTGATGTCGTACTGGCGCACGATCCGCATGCTGATCCCGTTGTGGACCTTGCGCGAGGCCATGTCCACGCCGTTGGGCAGCAGCAGGTCCGCCGTGGCGAACGTGATGGCGTCCTTGTGGTAGATCAGGTTCTGCGGGTACTGCGTGGAGGCAGAGCCGAGGAACGTGACCGTCTTGCCGGACACCGGGAACGAGTCCACCGTTGCGAGCGCTTGACCCGAGGTGTAGATCGCCGGGCTCACGCTGACGGTGTACGCGCCGCCCACCGCGGTAGCATCGGCCGTCGCCACGAACTGCTGCAGGGAACCAGTGGACTCGCGGGTCTGCGGGTTCACTGCGAAGCAGTCAGCGATGGTGAAGACGTCGCCCTTCTTGATGGTCTGCGTGCCGGTGCCGGTGATGGCAATCGTCGTGGCCCCTTGGCTAGAGACGGTCGTCGTCACGGTATGGGCGCCGGTGCGCGTGCCGGTGGTGTGCTGCTTGATGGACTGCGACATGTTGATCTCGTCGTAGCCCAGCACACCCTCGCCCATCATGCCGTTCTTGAACTGGCGGGAGATGGTTGAGGTCGGGTTGAACAGGCCCTTCATGCCTTCCACCAGGCCGGCGTTGGCGGCGGGGTTCACCGTCGCGTAGCGCGGCGACATCAGCGCGGCCGCCTCATTGAGCTTCTGCTGGCCCTGCAGCAGCACAAGGCTGGTTGCAGGCGTCGTGCCGGGGGTGCCGACCGACTGAAAAATGTTCTGGAACGAGTTGGCGACGTCGGCGTCGATGCTGGCCGCAAGCTGCGACACGCGCGGCTTGAGAATACGGTCAGCAAAGTCGTCCAACGACAGAGCCATTTCGGCAGACGTAAAGTTCACGCCGATGTGCTTCTGCGAGGCGACGGTCAGCGTGGTGTACTGCTCGTTGACCTCTTGGACGCCCAGCGCGGCGCCGTTGGTGACCAGTGCGCGATCCGGCAGGCGGATACGCAGCGTGTCGCCGATCTTGGCGCCTTCGACAGCGAACGAGCTGTCGTACTGGCGGTTGATGTTGCGGGTGATGACCAGGTTGTTCTCGAGGATTTCGAGGGCTTTCAACGTGATCATGTCGATGGTCAAAAGACTTTGAGCCATGACGATTTCCTTTCTTCAGTTCAGCGGTTTCGGGCTTCCCACTGCCGGACCTGCCGTTGCCTTTCGGCGGCAATCCAGTCACTCGGCGACATTTGCTTCACAGACCGCGGGTCCGTCGTGTCAAGCGACGTTGCCGTGGACCGTGCCGTCACCGGAGAAATAGGCTGTGGTGCTGCGGTGGATTTCTTGACCGGCGGAGACGAGGCAAGTTTCGACTCGATCTTGCCGATTTCCTTTGCCTGCAGAATCGCGGGCAAGCGGGCGATACGCTCAGCTTCCTTGGGGTTGGATCCCAAGTAGTAGGCCACATCCGGGCCCGCGTCGGACGCCTGGATGGTCTGCGCCATGATGGGCGTGATAGGCAGCTTGGGGTTGTACACGACGTCTTCATAGTCGTCGTAACGATCCCGAGCGGCTTCTTCACGCTCACCGTGCGAGGCCAAAACCTGCGCCTGCTGTTGCTGGACTTCACGCTGCTGAACCAGTTCTGCGGCCCGCTTTTCCGCCAGCGCTTGCGCGTAGGCTTCGACGGACTCAAACTGATCAGCAGGCGGGACTTCCCTTGCCGCAGGTGCCGGCGGCGTTGCCGGTTGCTGAATCTTTCGTTCCCACTTGCGCTGCTCTTTCGCAAGCCGTTTTGCGATCAGCGCATCAACTTCCTCTTGCGAGAAAGACTTGGCCGGCTGTTCTTGCGCAGCAGAGTCCGACGCCGCCGTCGCGTCGGGTGCCGTCACGGAAATATCAGTCGGTGCAGGCTGAGCGTCCGTTACGAGAGATTGGGTATCGTCCATGTGATTCCGAAGAATCCCCGGTCAGCCTGGCCGGTAAGGTTTCGGCGCGACTATATCACGCAGGTTTGTCAGATTGTTGCGCATCTTTGATTTGCGCTTCGCCCTGTTGTTTCAGACGCATCCAGAGGTCAACGACAGCCTCCAGTGGCAGCTTGCCCAGGCCCGCCATGATCAGGTTGACGTCGTTGACGGACAGGTCGGTCAGGGTGATCTTGATGTCGTTCATGTCAGGCTTGGGTAGTTGCCCACGGCAGTGGAGGCATGATGACCGGGGGGTTGATCTGGTTGTCAATCTGTTGCTGCACCGCAGCCTCAGTGGCGGCTTGATTGACGCCGTTGGCCCAGCACCAGCCCAACACCTGCTCCTGCGTCAGGTCGGCGTAGGGCGTGAAAGAGCCGTCAGCTTCAGCGGCTTGGGTGAAAGAGCAGGACGAATACACCGTGCCGGTGTAGGCGCCGTCAGTGCCCGTGCAGCGCCAGCCGCATTCGATGACGTACTCGGGCGGGGTTGCGGTGGTGGGAGTGGTCTTGAGCCACTCGATGGTCCAGGTGATGTTCATGGTGTGGTCCTTTCGGAAATGTTGAATTACGCATTCGCAATCGTCGTGACGGTGCCGCTGCTGCCGCGATATTTCAAAGCCCCACCTTCAACATAAAGCTGACCCATTCCAGCCGGAGAAGTAGTTGGCGCAGTTCCGTTGGCAATCCCAATGACTTTCGCAGCAGAAGTGCCAAAAGAAGTCACCCCCAAGCCGAGGTTGCCGGAGGAGTCGATGGTGGCGCGAACTGAGCCGCCTGCCCACAAACCGAGTGCGCCTGTGGCTTTGACGTTCAGACCGCCGCCAAGGTCTGTAATATTGAGATTGCCGCCAGAGTACGAGATAACTTGCGCAGTACCGAGCCTATAGGATTGCGCAACGGAGACGTTTATGTCTCCATTAACATCCAGCTTGTACGCAGGCGAACTCGTCCCAATCCCCAGCCCGGTGCTGGTGAGGCGCATTTGTTCGGAGGTTCCGTTGGCCTCAAAGACTAACTCTTTTGCGTTATTGGCATAAAAACCAGCAAGAGCGCCTGTAGTAGTGTTTCTCAGTCGCAAAACAGAATTGTTAGTAGACGAACCTTCAAGATTGACAACAGAGTTTCCGGTGGCAAATAACTGAAGTGTGTTCACCCCATCAAACTTCAACCCACTCCCGCTACTCACCACCTTGCTGCCGTTGAGGTAGAGCACGCCGTTGGCGGTGCCAAGCGGCATTTCGACGGCGCGGGGGAAGGTGTAGGTATCCGCTGCCCCGGGCGCACGCAGTTGAGGCGTTGCAGTGTCAAGAGCGATGACTTCAAAGGCTGCCATGATTTGTCCTCAAACTGGTGCGTAGGCGGTGCCGTTGCTGGACAACACAGTCTCAACAACGTAATAGCTTGTGCCGGCGCTGTTCTTCACTTCCTCGTCAACGGAATACGGCGTGCCGGCACTGCTGAGCACAATCCACGGCGGCCCCGGGTTGGGGCTGGCGTAGTCCGTTGCAAGGGCTGCAACGGTTCCCAAACCAAGGGAAAGCCCGTTGCGAATAGGGATGCCAAAGAATGGCATGTTGCGCCCGTTACTGAATGTTGATCGGCTTGGCGTACACGGTGCCGTTGCTGCCGATCTGGACGGCGCTCACACGCCACGGCGCACCCGTGCCACCCGGCACAGCAAACGGAATCGGCGTGTTCGCCGGGATCGGCGTGTTAGACGTCGTGGCCGTCACGCCTTCGCCCACGAGGACATAAGCCGCGGTCGTGCACCACACGACCACGCCCTGCGGACCAGCGGGCCAGCCTGTGGTGCTGCCGGCCGTGCCGGTGTACGAAGCGGTCTGCGCCGCAAACGCGGCGTCGTCAAGGGGTTTCAGCAGTTCCACGAGGTGTCCTTTCGGGCCGTCAGGCCAGGAATTTGAGCTTGTACAGGGTGCTGAGATACAGCCCGACAATCTCGTCAATGATGTTCTGCAGCGGCGTGTCGGTCTTGTCGCAGACGTCGTAGCGCGTGTCTTCCAGCGTTTTCAGCGAGTCCTGCAAGAACTCCAGCACGCTGTTGGTCTTGGCGGCCTGCTGCAACTCAATCGGCCCGATCAGCCCGTGTCGGCCCTGATACGCCTCGGCAAACTTGTCCGCCAAGTCGATGATGCCGTCATAGAACGCGTTCAGCGCAACGTGCTTGGCGTACGAGCGCGTGTTGAGGTGCGCAGAGTGCGCCACGTCCCGCGCAAGGAACAGGTGGCCGATGAACGTCTCGCAACTCATACCGGAGCTCCTTCGGGCATCGTTTGCGGCGCACCCAGCATGCCGCCAGGCGAGGCCGGGGCCATCGGCATGAACTGGCGCTGCGCAGCCTGCAGATCACCCACCGCCATGATATCGCGCATGGTCTGAATAACCATTTCCTGGATCTGCTCGGGCCTCATGCCGGCCTGCACCACACTCAGGCGCTTCGTCTCGGCGTCGTATTCCTTGATCTTCAGTTCCTGCGCTTCCATCGACTGGTTCACGCGCTGGAGCATCTGCATCATGCCCTGCAGTTCCTGCGTCAGCACCTGGATCTGCTGGTTTGCCGCCTGCAGCGCCGGGTCTTCCTGATCCTGCAGCAGCTTCGGGTCGATGGTCTTGCGCAGGCGCTCAGCAAGCTCGTCGGCACCCGGCCAGTCCATGTTCTTGACGAACAGGTCGCCGGCCACGGCCCACAGCTGCGGCGATCCCTGCAGAATCTGCGACATGGCGTCCATCGCCTCCTGACGCTTGGTCAGGTACGACGGACCCGTGGTGACCACGACGTCGTACTTGCCGACGCCGGGGTTGTAGATCTTGGCAATGACCACGCCCGACTGGTCTTTGACCTCGCGCACCGGCTCGGGCTGCATCGGGTCCAGACGCGCCATCTTGGTCTGGCCGTCCACGCCGATGATGCGGGCGATGCGCTGCGTGTCGTAGATCTTCGGGATCAGGTCCACGATCTGCCGCGTGACGTATCGCACCGCACGGGCTAGGTTGTCCACGTAGTGATACGTGCCGGTGTCGGACTGCTTCTCGCGGGCCAGAATGGCTCGGCCGCTGCGCTCGTTGCTCGTAGCGCCCAAGCTGCTGTCGTACTGCCCCGTAGTGGCCTTCAGATCGTCCGAGGCGCCCATCTTGGCAGCAATCAGGCCCTGCTGGGCCATCGGCGGCTGCGCACGCTGCGGCAGCGGGAACGAGGTGCCAGCGCCGTCAGTGGCGTCGGGGTTGACCTCCAGATACGGCCAGTTGGTCGTGTTGGCGGTCTTCCACTGGTGCTCGTAGCCCTCAAACTGGCCGCCGTACCCGATAAACGGGGCTTTGGGCGCCAGCGCCAGCATTTCGGCTTCCTGCGACACCCAGTAGTTGTACATGCGCTGGGCGTCCTTGGCATTCCTGACCAAGCCGCTGATGTGGATCTCGCCGTCCACCTCAAACTCGTTGCCGATGACGCGCACCACCGGGATCCACTTACCGGCCCAGTCGCGCTCCTCGAGGATCTCGTACCCGTTGGTCTTGCACCACTTCACGCGCTGCTGCTCGGCCTGCCGGCTGCGCATGGGCATCAGGCCCATCGCGCGCATCTGCTGGTCCTCTGGGGAGTCTTCAAACGCCGTCATGCCGCCCGGGTACAGGTGCAGCGTCTTGAGTTCCTTCTCGATGTAGAAGTACTCCGCGATCCGCACCATGTTCTCGTTCAGCCAGTACCCCGACGTTGAGTCGCCCACGCTGTACGACAGCAGCGTCGAAACCGGCGCGGCCTTGGGGTACAGGCGTTCGTACTCTTTCTTTGTCAGGTCTTGCGTGATGAAGCAGAACTGCGCATCAGCACCGCACGGATCCTGGATCAGCGGGTCCATGTACACGCTGAACGAATTGCGGATGCGCCCGATGCGGATGTCCTGGTCAAACGTGTCCGGGTCGCAATACTCCGTCAGGATGCGGATGTAGCCCTCGCCAAACGTCACCTGGTTCTCGCAGGCCGTGTCGTAGGCGACGTCCGCGTCGGACATGTACTCGATGTGCCGCACGATGCCGTCGAAAATCTCCGCGACCTCCGGATCGGCCTTGTCGTCAGCAGGAATAACCTTGCCGCTGGGGCGGTTCTGGCGCTGATCGTTGGTGACCGACTTGACGTGCTGCGGCAGCTTGTTGATCGTCAAACACGGCCTGGCATTGATCGTCTGGCCCTGCACGCTGCCACGGGTTGCCAGCACATCCTGCGGCCACTGCCACGAATTGTCCGAACTGCCGGCGTAGAACTTCAGATCGTCCAGCTCGTTCTGTCGGGAATTCGACACCGCAGCCTGCGCCATCGTCATACGCTGACGCATCTCGGCCAGAAAATCCGCGTCCTGCTTGCCGCCAGCAGCAGCCACGCGGGCCCCGGCGATGCCGGTGGGGTCAGAGGTGCGGTTGTACGCCATTACTTCTTCTTCGCAGGCGCGGGCCTTTGCGCCTCGCGTTTGACACTGTACGCAATGGCGACAGCCTGTTTCTGGGGCTTGCCGGCCTGCATTTCAGCCTTCACGTTCTTGCGGAACGCTTCTTTGGACGCTGATTTCACCAGAGGCATGTCATTTCCCCTTCTTTGCCGTCTTGGCCGACTCTTTGAACGCCTTGGCCGTCGGCGCGCCCGGAGAGCCCGGTTTGCGCATCTTTTCGCCGCTGCCGGCAGCGATGCGCTCGCGTTTGGCGTGGATGTTGGCGTAGAGGCCGGGTTTTTGCGGCATGGTTAGCGCCCTTGCGGGGGTTGCTGGCGTTGCAGGCGGTTTGCCAAGTCTAGCAGAACGGAAAACTCGGTTGCCATCGTTGGGTCAAGGTGCTGCGCAACACGATAAGTTGCAGAGCTTGGCAAAGAAGCATTTCCCATGCCAAACGCAGAAAGTTCTTTCCCAGAAAGACGGTAATTTGCGTCTGGATGCGCAAACGCTTCTTGCGCCGCACTAGGCTCAAGCCGCCTAAACATTTCTTGACGCGGATTTGCTTTTAAATTTTCAACGTTTAACATTAGTTTTGAATAGGCGTCTAAAAACTGTTTTTCTTGATTGTTTAATTTTTGATTTCTGCTTTTTCTTTGCAAATCAAACGCTTGATGGTGAATTTGGCGCTCTGCGGCATGAGTTAACTCATGCACAACAGTTGCCGGCCGCGCACCAAAACCAAGCGTAACAACTCCAGTTCTTGGTAAATCATCTCCAAAACTTGTGTTGTAATCAAAACTTCCACGTACTCCGAGCGGTTGCTGCCGAATCGGCGGCATTGCCCTTCGCGCAGACAAATAGTCCACCAGTTCGCCGTATTGCGGAGCTTCTGAGGCTTGCTTTAACAACTGTTGCACCGGATCTGCCTGCAAAGCATTTCGCGACGGCGGTGCAAGTGCGTTGCGTTGCGGCATGGTCAGCACTTCCAGCGTTTCATGGCCGCCTTGGCGCGCTCGCCGTCCTTGGCCTTCGCGGCCACGCCGCCCATTCGGGCGCAAAAACTGGCTTTTCGGCCCTTATCCGCCTCAGTCTTCGGACTCGGCGCCGGCGCCTTGAGATTCGACCCCGTTTCGCGGTTATAGCGCTCGCGCCCCTTGGCCGTCAGGCCCGCGCCGCGCTCGGTGGGCAGTTTTTCGCCCCGGCCGACGCTCAGAGACACGGATTTCTTTGCCATCACCGCTCCCGGAGGCCCTCAGTGAGCCATCCAACCCGCCGAAACCACGCCGCGATCACTGATTGAGCGGCGCTGCTCCTTGGCATTGTACTCCCTGTGCGCCAGCGGGAACGCAAACGTGCATGCCAGCGCGTCGGCAGCGTCCGGCGACGCCAGGCCGCGCGATTTCATGTCCTTCTTCGACTCCAAGTACACCGTTCCGCTGCTGTCGGGCTTCGTCTTCGGCCCCGTCAGATCGGCTTTCAACTGCCGGTCAGCCGGTACGTGCGCCGATTTCAGCCAGTCACGCATTGCGCCCCACAGTTCGGCGCGCTTATTGCCCCACATTACGCTGGCCTTGGCTTTCCAGCCGAAATTCACGCCCCTGACCTTGAAACGCTGCTCTGTCAGGCGGTCCAAAATCCCGTATCCCAGCCCGCCCTCGTCAATCACCGTCAGCGCGGGCCGGAATTCCTCGATGGCGTCGATCACGTGCCCCACCACGGTCATCGTGTCATCGCCCCGATACCGCCGAATCGCCACCAGATCACGCCCCTGACGGGCCACGATCACGGTCGCGTCAGCGCCACTGCGCGCAGGGTCCACGCCCAGCACAATCGGTGCGGTCGGGTCTTTGTACGCCGGCCGCTTTACGGCGTCGTCCACCAAGCGCGGCGCGATGAACTGGTCTTCGCCGGCAGCGGGGAACTCCCCGTACACCTCAACGCGGGCCTCGCGGGAGTCCTCGCCGTACTCATCAATGATCTGCTGGTACACCCGCTGGTCGGTGCCTTCAACGCTGCGGGCGTCGATCTGGATGTTCTTCCAGAAATCCCGCTTTGCGTGAAAACACTCGAAAAAATACCCCTCATTGCGACGCGGGTTTGAAAACGCCAGCCAGTACCTGTCGAGGATGTTCTCCGTAAAAAACCCTGCGCCCACCGCCCAGATCGGATCCGGGATGCCCGACGCCTCGTCAAACACCAGCATCATCCCGTCCATGTTGTGCGTGCCCGCGTAAGCGTCCGGGTTCTCCTCGCTCCACAGCCGGCCCTCGGCCGCCCAGTACCGGGTGCCTTTCTTCAAATCACGCTCAACGATCTGCGTGAGCCACTGCGCCGGCATGAGCTTCGTCGCACTGATTTCCCACCAGTGGGAATTGATCAGCATCGCTGACCACTTCGTCAACTCGCCCCACGTCACGCCGCGCAACTGCGCCTCGCTGTTTGCGCTGACCATCACCGTGCTGCCAATCCGCGTCGAGAGCATCCACAGAATCAGCCAGCTCACCAGCGCCGACTTCCCGATCCCGCGTCCGCTCGACACCGCCGCCCGCAGGGTGTCCATTTCCACCTGCCCACGGTTCGCCCCGATGTGATCCCTCATCATCCGCAGCACCCGACGCTGCCACTTCCGTGGCCCGTCGAACGCCGCCAGCGGCGTGTTCGGCTGCCCCCACGGAAACGCCAGCAACACAAACGCCTCGGGGTCGTCCCGGATACGCGGTTCCCACAGGCGCGTCATCAGCGCCTGCTCCTCGGTCGCGGTGTATATCGGCTTCTGCATTAGCGCGTCACACCCGGCAGCGGCCGCGGCGCCGCCCGCATCATCGTCGGCGCGCCCTGCAAATACACCTCCGCAGGCCGCGGCGCCGTCATCGGATACGCCTGTTCAATCTGCCGAACAATCTCACTCCACCGAGCCGGATCCGCGCCAGGCGGCGGATTACTCCTCCAATCGCCCGGCCCCGGCCGACGGCCAACCATACCCATCGCATTCGCCGCCCGCGGCACCCCGCCCATCATCGGGCCCAGCGCCATTAGCGCATTCATCACATTGCGCTCAACCTCGCCAGGAATCCGACCCTGCGCCGCCGGCCCCGCGCCACCACCCGGGATCATCCCAAGCATCCCCGGCGCCACGTTCGCCCCCTGCATCCCACGCGCCCGGGGGTCCATCGCCGACGGCGTCCCAGGCCGCACCAGCGCCCTGTCAGCATTCAGCAAATCCCGCAGCGTCTTATCCGTTCCGAACAACCGCCGGAAATCCGCCAGTTCCTCCGCCGTCACCACCGCACGCCCGTTAACCACCGGCCTGTCCGGCCTCGGCCCCGTGTACCGCGTGGCATACATCGCAGCAGCGTCATCGTTCATCAGGGCATTCGGCATACACAGACTCCTTGGCCGGCAGCGCTGCAGGCGACGGCGGCGCGGCTATCTTACCAGCGCTTCCCGCTCCGACGAGGGCGGCGCCGCCGTTACTGCCGCAGTCCGTTCACCGGCAGCTAACACCACCGGAACGGCGGCGCCTATTCTTTCCACGGGTATCGCATCCTCCACCTCCACCGCCAGTCCACGCTGCAACCGGCCGTTCGCAGCCTCCAGCGCCGCCACCACGCTAATCTGAGTATTCACATCGACCTGCACATTCGTCTTCGCCACCCAGTCGTGCCGGTGACGGAGAAACTCCAGCGCCGCCTTACTATCCCCAGCCTGCGCAGCATCAAATACCACGCGGGACATTTCCATCTCGCTGTCGGCCCGGCCCTTCATTTCCGCCACATCGGCTATCGGGTCCATTATCTTCAGCCGCGCCAGTTCTGCAGGCAACATACCTGCCGCCAGTGCAAGAGATTCTCCACGCAAACCCAAGCGAGCGGCATCGTATATGCGCTCCAGCATTTCGGGCGTGGCTTTTAGCTCGCGGGCGCGGATGGG